TACTGATAACCAATTAGATGAATCATTAGAATTATTTTCTAGTAGTTATAACTATTATACCACACTTGCAGAGAATGTCAATAGAAAAAATGTAAATGAAGCATTCGGCAGAGCAAGATTTAAACAGCAGTTAGCAAAACGTGGAATGGACGTTGATAAACTCCATACTCAAAATGTTAAAGATGCTTTGGATGCCAAGAAAAGACGAGAAAGAGCATCATCTGATTTAAAATCATTTAGACAAAAGAATAACATTGATGCAAAACCAGAAATACAAGAAGAGCCAGTAAATAATGTTAGTGGTGGAAATATAGCTGGTATGGATGGCGGTCACATGTCTAAAGCAGGACAAAAGAAATGGACGTCAAGTAATAAGAGTTCAAAAAAAGAAAAGACTAAGAGATATTATGGGAGACAATAAATGATTACTTTAGAACAATTTAGTGCAATGATTCCTTCAAATAAAGAACCAGAGCTTTGGTATGAAGCAGCGGTACCAATGTTTGAAAAATATGAAATCAATACAAATAATCGTATCGCTGGCTTTATGGCACAATGCGCGCATGAGTCATTAGACTTTACAAGATTAGTAGAAAACCTTAATTATTCAGAAAAGGCTTTGAACTCAGTGTTTGGCCGTTATTTTGGAAAAGGAAAACGTGATGCAAAAGAATATGCAAGAGACCAAGAAAAAATCGCAAACTACGTCTACCAAGATGAGTTTAGGTCCAAACGAGGTGCTTTGGGAAACGTCAATCCCGGCGATGGCTGGCTCTTTAGGGGTCGAGGTATCAAGCAGCTTACAGGCAGAAATAATTACACACAATTTGCAAACACAGTTGACTTAAGCGCCGAAGAAGCCGCGGAATATGTATCAACACCGACGGGTGCTATTGAGTCTGCTTGCTGGTTTTGGGCAACAAACAAATTAGAAAAGTTTGCTGACAAAGGTGATAACAAAGGTTTAACCAAAAAGATTAATGGTGGTACAATTGGATTAGCAGATCGTAACCGTCGTTGGGACGAAGCGTTAGCAATTCTTGGTGGTAAAGTACCTGCTCCTAAAACAAAGAAAACATCTACTTCTGTTCGTACTCTACGCAAGGGTATGCAAGGTGATGATGTTAAAAAGATGCAAAAAGCTATTGGTGTTGCTGCTGATGGTGATTTTGGATTTGGAACCCTTGTCGCTGTGAAAAAATGGCAAAATAGTAATGGTTTAGTTGCAGATGGTATTGTAGGCCCTTCTACTCAAGCTAAGATGTTTAAATAATTATAAATACAGTATAGAAATATTAAATCTAACAATAAGGAGATAGAAATGTCTTTAGAAAAAATTATCAAAGAAGCGTTGGATCAAAATCCATTGGAAATGAAAGACGCATTCGCAGAAGAAATGCAATCACGTATCGCTGCTGCTTTAGAAGAAAAATATAAATCTGCTATGGAAGAAGATTTAGAAGAAGCAAAAGACGACGACGATGAAGACGAAGATGATGATGACGACGATGACGAAGATGACGAAGATGATTCTGACTCGGATGACGCCAAAATTGGCGCTGACATGAAAAAATTAAATGCATCTTGTTCAAAAACAGAAATGTATGGCAAGATGAAAGAAAAGTATGGCTGTTCAAAAGGAAAATTTGAAGGTCTATACGCATCATATTGCACTAATGAATCAATGTCTGAAGATGAATTGGCTGACATGATTGAAAGCATGTCCGAAAATGAATTACTTGACATGGTTGAAAGCGTATCTGATGAGACATTAGAAGAAGGCCCATTTAAAGGTGTCGGTAACATAATGATGAAGCATAAGCTTAAAAGGGCAAGAAAATCCCTTGATAGGCAAAAGAAAAGTTTGAACCGTGATAATGCTAAACTACAAAAAAAATACGGAGACGAAGTAGATAGTTCAAATAGATATTACCAAAATCAAGATACTCGCCAAGACATTCACCGTCATATGCGTCGGACCGACAATGCGCTTGATCGCTTAAATAGAACGAAAACCAAGGACAAAAAAGCAAAAGAAGTTGCTTCGCGGGTTACCGCTAAAACTCCTTGGAACGACAGAAACACGAAGCACGTTGATGGTGGAGTATTCCGAAAGCACGTCGCGAAATGGTGATAACATGGCTAAACTATATCTATTAATTATCGTCTGCGGTTTATTTGCAGGCGTAGGATATGGTGCCAAACAGTATTATGATTGGTCTGAGGAAACAATAAGTGTTCTTCGGACCAATAACGTTAAACTGGTATCTGCAGCCGAAACACTACAAAATACCGTAGACACCATGGTTGCTGATGCACAGCGTAACGAAGAATTAAACCAAAATCTTACGAAACAATTAGCAGAGTCACGTGAGTATTTAAATACATTGCGTAACAAGTTTGCTCGCATTGATTTAGATATGGAAGCTTTAACTGACCCTGTAGATTTAGA